TTTGCATGATCCGCCTCGTCGAAAATGACAAGATCAAAATACCGACGTTTGCTCATTTGCTGCATTGTCGGCGCCGCACGGGGGAGCCTGATATCGCCCCGGTGATGCGTACTCATAATGCAGCGCTCTTGTTCCTTTGCGCCGATGTGCGGGGCGTGCCACGTAGGCTTACCGCTGCGTTTCAGGAAATGGTAGATAGCGAGTCTCATCGCCTCCGTTTTTCCTTGTCGACGGAGGCCCGAGATAAGTTTTTGCATGACTGACTCCTAAAGTTAAAAGCCGTCTAGGCTTTCTTGCCAACACCTAGACGGTCAAAGTTATTCGGGCGATTTAATCGGCCGTTACCCAGGTACCCGGCGCCAGTTCGATGTATTTGTGATAGTCGGACACGTATTTGATCGCGTGATCGATCGACTCCGCCGGGATATCTTCTAGGCGGGTATAGCCGAGCTTGCCGAGTAGCAGCCCTGCCTGGCCCATACCATGGCCTACGCCGTTCGGGCGCTTTTCGATCATGCTTGCAAAGCTGATAAACGCAGCTTGCAAATCATCTAGGGGCGTGACTACCGGAACCGGTGCAGGCGGGGGGACGGGAGCGGCCGGCGCTGCGGGTGCAGCGGGCACTGGGGGTTGTGGCACTGCTGGCACGGCTGGTACTGCCCCCGGTGCAACAGGGGCCGCGGGCATAGCGGGCGTGTACGCTGGTGCAGCCGGAGCGCCGCCCACTGTTCCGGGCTGAACAGCTCCACCTTGGGCGGCAAGCATAGCGGCGTGGTCGGGAAAGCCGGCGGCAACGGCGGCGACATCCTGTGCAATTTGCTCCTTGGTGCGACGGGTGCGCTTACCGGATGCCGGTGCGGCGGGGGCTGCAGGAGCTATAGGGGCCGTCGGTACCGGCGGAACAGCCATAGCCGAAGGGGGGAGCGGTGCAGCAGGGGTTGCGAGCGCTGCCGGTACCGGCGGGATAGCCATGGCCGCCGGTGCGAGAGGGGTAAGTGCAAGGCCGGGGATTTGCGCGGCAACTTCAAGCAACGCCGACGATAGTTCAGCGGCGATTGCTGCAGCTTCCTCAAGGGCGTTTTTATAAGCTTCAGACATTTAAGTGACTCCGTTAAATTTAGAGGTACGAGGGTCTTACAACTTGGCTGATAACATGCTCTTTGCTAAAAATTCGTTCAAGTAAAAAGTGGTCTATCGAATTCTCCGTAGTGAGTACATAGACCGATGCAGCACGGCCGGTTTTAAACACGGATTCGGTGCGCTCAATCGCTTGCCGAAAATGCCACGGTACAAACGTTGTCTCTACGCAGATAATCGTATCGGCAACGCTTAGATCGATCGATTGTCCTGCTGATACGATGTTGCCGAAAAATAACCGACAATCCGGGTCAGATCTAAAATGCGCAGCTAACGCATACTTCTGCTCTGTCGTGTTGTGCCCGGTAACTTGGACACTGGGGTAAGCTGCTAACCTTAATTGTAGCGCATCTATTACCTCGTGGTGGTAACTAAAAACAATTATTTTTTGTTCCTCCTGCAAACGGTTTTCGATGAACTCAATACAGTCCGGGAGCTTACGAAGCGCACTCTCTTTCAGCACCTCGGATAGCCCCTCAATCGACAATAAAGGGTTCTCTGTTTGCCGCAACACCTCACGGTTAAAACCACTTTCACGACTATCGACAGGTCGGTCAAAGGTGATCAGCGCTATCTCAGGCGACTTATAGCCTTCGATAATTTGCGACTTCATACGGCGCAAGATGTGCGGCGCCGTCAGATCATGTAGCTCAGCAAGATTAGACGCGCCACGTACATCCAGTCCATAGGGCTTATCTTTCGACCAGGGTGCATGCCACGCCGCAGCGTAGCGCTTCGCGAACGTCGGGTAATTCATGCTCGTAATATCGAGCGCATTGAGCATCGGCCACCACTCTATGGGCCGGTTAGGCATCGGCGTGCCGCTCAACGGGTGGCAGATTAATGAATGACGAGCCAGATGCTGCGCAGCCCCCGTTCTGCGCGCCATGGGGTTCCCGAGCATATGAAATTCATCCGGCAAAAACCAGTTATATCGAGCACGTTTAGGAATACGGACGAGGTTGTCCCCCAAAATGTCGTAATTGGTAATGTACACGTCCGCATCTTCGATAATGTGTGCGCTACGGCCGTACAAAATGTTGATCTTGACGCGAGGATTCAACTCACGGAAATGGTCCCGCCAGATTAACTTAGCGGAAGCGGGGCACGCGATCACGCCTGGGCCTTTATCGTGCACCGACAACGTAGCGGTAAGCGTTTTACCTAACCGCATATCATCGGCGCACAGGCCCTTAGGGTGATCGCGCAGCCACTGATACCCTGAGTACTGATGCGCTTGAGGGAATTTCACGGGCGCTATTTAAAGTTGTCCGGCGTGATACGTAAAACCCAGTAACCGTCGGACCCTTGCTCCCACTTTCCAGCGTTAATCGAACACCCTGTACCGTCTTCTACGTCAACGAAACGCGGCGCCTCAGGCCCTGGAGGGCCATCGAATACTATATCGATAAAAGCAGCCACGTCAGGAGCTAGTTTCGCTTCGAGGGAGTTAACGGCGCTTGATGAACAGAGATCGATGTATTGAATTCTAGTCCCTGGGCCTGCAGACCAGTATTCACAGCCTTCGATCCACTTAGGCTTATGCGAAAACCAATTCCATATGCCATTACCATCTTGAGCCATATATTCGGCCCATGCCGGCGCGTCTTTCCAATCTGGTTTCACTCTTGGCCTCGCATCATTTTGTAAATTACGATTGTGACGATCATCGCCGTCAAGGAAATAGGATGTTCAGGTACAGGAAGGTAATAGCCCCCGAGGTTATCGATTATGCAATTCGGTTTCCACGGGGTAAAAGTCATATGCGCTTCAAGTCAGCCGCAGCGCTTGAGATAACGCGTCGTGCAACTTCTTGGATAGCACGTTTAGCCTCACGGAAATCCTCTTCAATTAAATACATACCATGGGTGTGCTTTTCCCATAGATTCAACAGGGCTTCGTGTTGACTGTGCAGCGCTTCTATACCAGCCATCGTCTCGGCGTTAGCGAGATAGAGCGCTTCCTGTTCGCGTTTTATCGCGTCGGTAAAATCGCACTGGTATAACTCTCGCCATTCGTCGGGCGTATGCTGGGCCAAAGTTCTACGTGCCGATGCATGCGCCTCGCTTAGCCATTTTGTTTCGTTAAGCTGTTGCAATCGGGCTGCTGTGTACAACGTCGCGTGTCCGTGGCGCCTATATTCGCCGCGATGATTGACGGGTAGCGCAAACTCGGTTTTGTGTTCGCGGCCGTCGCGGTAATAGTAGATTGCCATGGCTAGGTACTCGCAGTTAATGCAGCGTCGGGCGTAAAGCTTTCAGGTCATCGGCGCTTGCCTGAGTCACTTGCAACTCTTGAGCTAGCACATCACTACCCGACAGCAGCGCGCGCAATTGTCTGTCAAGTTTTTGCTTAATTGCTTCTTGTTCAAGTTTTGACCCGAACTCAAGAATGACGGCCCGAATTGCGCCGACTTCCGAAGCGCCAGGAATCGCAGCTAGCGTTTCAGCGTCGAACATTTCTAAGATGCCGGGGCGGATATCAGCCATACGCTCTTTAGTGCAACACGATTCGCAGGCGACGATATCTGGCAGCACAGTAACGATTACCGACTCTTCCCCCGGGCGTAAAACTTCAACCTGATAAGCGAGCCAGCCGGCCGCGAAATTGCGGCACCCGGGGCTGACGCAATCTGGTATCGGGTGATCTTCGTTGCATGATATACATTTAAACGTTGGTCGTTTCATAGTCTGCCCCACTTGGCTACTTCCGACAGGATAAATTGTTCGCTGCATACTTTCGCTACTTCCAGTACACGTGTTTGTACCCTGGTTAGCACCCAACATATTTCACTCTTCGGCCTCCCCGGTATGAGGTCAACTATAACCATCGTGTCCGCACACGGCTCGAACTTATCGCGCTGGATCTCTTCAATTGTGACTCTTATCCGATAGCGTTTTTTCATCTTAGATAACCCCTAATAAGCAGCGCGCCGTTACGACTACGGCGGCGCCGGTTGCAATGCCTGCCATGTAGACGGCACCCAAAGTAAGCGCAAGGTCCGACAAAGGCCAGCGGGTATAAGTGGTTTTCATGGTCTTTCCTCAAGACTATTCGCCGCTTGTTCCAGGGTGTGATACGCTTGCTCATACCTCGGCGCGGCGCTCCAATGCCCCATGTTAGGAATCCACTGGGGCTCGTACTCAAACCAACTCCAGGCCCCGTCGGCGTCCATTGCTAAATATCGTGCCCATGCCGGTGCATCTTTCCAATCTGGTTTCATGATACGTACCTCATAACTAGGAAATTAACCGCGCCGCAGAAAACCCCGTAGATACAAGCGGCTTGTATCAGTGCCCAATCCCCGAGTAGCCAAGCGTCAAATTTCTGTTTGAAGGTCTTCATACACGATCCTTATCATAGTCAAAGTGCGGCACCTTTACCCCGTCGACGAGAAACCCCCAGATGCCGCGGTATTTACCTGTCACGAATAGCGTAGTACAGCCGCCGGGGGCTACTGAAATGATCGTGTGATATACGTTAAAGTTTATCGCT